TATGGCGGGGCGAAGAACTCGCGCTTGCGCTTGGCCAGCTTCCGCTGGGCCGTCCTGCGCAGCTTGGTCATCAGCTCCTGCGGGTCGCCGTCGAAGCCGGGCGGGATCATGCCCATGAGCTCATCCTCGGAGGGCAGGTTCATCTGGTCCAGGCCCATCAGGTGCTCGCCGTTCAGCAGCACCTGGTGGCTCTTGCCGTCCGCGCCGGTGATCATCCGCTCCTTGTCCTCATCGTAGAACTGGGCGACAAGCCAAATCATCTGCTCCACGATCTCGCGGAAGCCCTGATTAAGGATGTTGGTGTGCATACGGGTGATCTTCCCGCCCGCCTCCTGAAGAGCGGCAATCGCGGTGGCAGCGGTGACGCCACCGGCGGTCTCGCCCCGGGTGAACTGGTTCTGGCCAGAGTCCTGCTTGATGTCCGTCTGGAACTGCAGCATCTGCTGGACAGCCACGCCGTTCAGGGGCTTGGACTGCAGCCACTGGATGTAGTTCGGGTCGATGTTGTCGCCCGTGATGATGTTGCTGTCCCAGTTGGCCAGCGCCTCCACGTCCACGCCGCTGTCCTTCCGGATCAGCATCCTCGTCTTGGCACTCATGCGCAGGTTCTCGTCGATGTACCGGGCGTACCGGTTGACGTAGCGCATCATGGGGGTCAGCTCTTCCACCAGACCCACGCCGGCGGGAGAGCCCTCCACGCTGGAGTAGGCGTCGAAGCGGAAGGGATACCGCCCGTGCTTGTACACGTTCTCGACCTTGTCCAGCAGGCAGTACCCGGCCACGTAGGCCACGTTGATCTTGTACCGGCGGCTCTTCGCGTCGAAGGTCCTCCACCAGTATTCGATCAGCATCGCCTGATCGTTCTCGTAGGTGCTGAGCTCCTCCTGGGCGTCCGGCTTCCCGATGTTCCGGTGCTGGGCCTCATCGCTGCCCACGAACCGGGCCTTGTCGGGATAATGCTCCTCAAACCAGCTGTGCGGGTGCCAAGAGCACTTCATGACCGCCCGGCCTTCCTGGATGTCGTTGACGTAGGGATCCCAGATCATGGCCTCCACTGGCCAGCGGATCACGGCCACGTCGCCGTGCCCGTAGTCCATCGTTTCGTCCCAGGTCACCTGGGTGACCGCAGTGCCGGCGACGAAGAAATCCTCTGCCCGCAGGCGGTGGATGTCCTCGTAGTGGTTGCGGCCCATGATGTAGTGCACCACGTCCGTAAGGTCGGTGGCCACGCCCTCCAGGCCGGGGCGCTCCGGGGCCAGCAGGGCCTCGGGCATGTTGTCCATCTGGTCGGCCACGCAGTTGTTGATCGTGCTCTTGAGCGTCTGGAGCTGGATCGTCTTGTTCCGTGGCTTCTTCCCGCCGTTCTCCACCGGGCCGTCCTGCTCCGGATCGTCCAGCAGGAATACCTTCCGGGCGCACTTCACCCGCTCGTAGTAGGGCTGGAGCGCGTCGCCCCAGTCGTGCACCCGCTGGTAGATCAGGGAGAGCAGCTCCTTGTCCTTCTCGGACAGCTGCTGCTCATCCGCAAAGACCTCCGTGTAGTCCGCTCGGTCCGTCATGTCAATCCTCCTCAAAGGGGTCGTAGGGCTTGGGCACCCGCCTGGGCTGCTCAACCGCAGGCAGCGGGTGGGCCATGCAGAAGTACCTCATCTCATCGTAGATGTGGTCCTCTGCGTCCGTGTCCACGTCCTCCGGTTTGGTCTCGCTGTAGGGCAGCGTCGGCACGGTCCGGATGAAATCCTTACAGGTGGAGAACACCTGCAGCTTGGGCCGTCCGAAGGCGTCGAAGCGCAGGCGCTCATGCACCTGCATCTTCCCGGCCATCCGGGTGTTGTCGCCCTCGATGAAATAAACGCCTGGCTGCCCGTTCACCGGCATCATCTGGTCGGCTACCGAGTCGCCCCGGCTCTTGTCGAATATGGCCGGGTCGGCTACCCGGGTGATGTGGATGTTCTCGTCCGTCTCCTCGCCCTTCTCCCGCTGCACGATGCCGGCGGCGATCTGCCGGGGGCTGATCTTGAGCCCCACGTTGGGCTGGCCGGTGTTGCCGTACCACTCGCGGTACCGGTAGGCGGTGCCGTCCGGGGCGATGGCCCACCAGCCGCAGGAGAACGGCTTGCTGTAACCGTGGTCGAAGCTCATGAAGCGCGGCCAGGAGGTCGGAATGGGGAAGGGGTCGATCACGTGCGTCCACAACCGGTCGCGGTAGTGGGCCGGATCGTCCTTCCACTCCACGAACACCTGCCCCTCGAAGGCGTCCCAGTTGCCTTCCAAAAGGGCCCGTCGGAGGGCTTCGGGCTTCTGCTCCAGCTCGAAGATGTAGTCGTCGGTGATGTACGGGTTCTCCGTCGCCAGGGACGGGATGTACTGGGTGGCGACCTTTTTCCTCTTGCCACCCAGGGCCGAAGACTCCACCTGGTGCACGACCAGCTGCATGTACGGCCCCGCGTCCACGAAGTACTGCTTGACCCACCCGTGCCCGATGCCGCCCGGGTTGCTGGAGCAGCGCACCAGAGGCCGCACGCCCAGTTCCTTCTTGGCCCGCAGACGGGTTTTCAGGTAGTCGTAGATCTCCTTCTCGAAGTGGGTCAGCTCATCGAAGTAGAGCCACTGGATCTCAGCGCCCTGATAGGTGAACCGGTCCGCCATGCTGGCACAGTGCCGGAAGTAGATGTTCGACCCGTTGTACAGCCGCATCTCATGCCGAGACACGTTATAAGTGGCCAACTCAGTTGGATAACTTGCCTTGGCCTCCGATATGACCGTATCCTCCAGCTCGCGGTAGGTCCGCCGGAAGACATAGGCTGTTGTCTTGGGATACCGCAGGCACCGGGATAGCGCGTCCATCACGATGGCTTTTGTCTTCCCGCCGCCAGCCGCCCCGCCGTAGAGCACCTCGTCAGCCGTGGAGGCGTGGAAGGCGTATTGCTTCGGCGTTGGCTGATAATCTATCGTGACTGATGGCATTTAGTCGCCCCCATGGGCCTGGCCGTGCTCATCTATGCGGGCACTGCCCACTCGTACATATGCCATATGCTGCCTCCTGATGTGGGGTTAATTGCCGCCACCGCCGCCGCCTGTGGTCGGATAACCATCTGCGGAGTTAGCCTTGTATAGTTGGTTACCGACGGATACACAGTAATCCGCCCCGTCTATTTCCGCATTGTTTATCGGCACTTGATCTACCCCACTTTCGTATTGCTGAAGCGCAAGCACATAACTGCCCGCGGTCAGCGCGTCGTATATTTCTTGCCAAGTTTTATCAAGGGTTAAACTCACTGGGTTATCACCAACCATATGCACCACCAGCCCGCCCCCGCCGGAGCCGCCTTCCTCCTCGATGGCCTCCCAGCTCCCCGGCGCGGACAGCTGCCACATGGAGCTGTAGCCCGCCGTGTAGGCGATGGAGCCCGCGGGCGCTTCGCCGAGATGCTCCAGGTCGGCCTCGCTCTCCACGAGGATCGCCTGGGGCGGATCGCTGCGGTGGAGCACCCCGGCCTTCACCGTGTTGGTCTCACCGTTGTGCAGGAACATATTGAGCAGATTTCCAATGCCGATACTCATCTTTCAGCACCTCCAGTTATTTGTCAGTGTCCTGTCCAGTTATTTGTCAGTGGCCTGTCCAGTTATTTGTCAGTGTCCTGTCCAGTTATTTGTCAGTGTCCTGTGTAGGCATGCCAGGCTCCGGCATACCTACAAACTGCACTGCGACAGTTGCCGCCGCAGCGCCCTGGGCCAGCTGGGCCTGATGCAGCACCTCCCGCGCCGCCGCCTGGGCAAGCCACCCGTTGGGGTCGTTAAGCTGCTTGACCAAGACGCTCTGAGCGGCAGGGACCGCCGAGCGGATATAGATGGACGAGGCCTCAGCAACCAGCGCCTGAAAATCGTCCCGTCATCCCCAGTCCGTGAGGAGCTGGGGCTTGATGCCAAGCTGCGCGGCCACAGTAGCCGGTTCCTGCCCGCTGCCCAGAGCAATCGCGGCAGAGCGCATCTTCGCACTTAGCTTTTTTACCATGTCAACACCTCCTGGGTGGGTTCATAAAGCCCGCAGGGGCATGTAACTCGGAGCGGCGTAAAACCGCCGAGGGATTCATCTTCGGAAAATCCCAGAGGGAATCAATTTCGGAAAATCCCAGAGGGATTCAGCTTTGGAAAATCCCAACGAAAAAAGCGATTTGGAGTCCCAAATCGGCTTTTTACCTGGGTGGGTTCTTCTGCCTTCGGGGTCAGTATATGACATATAGGGTCG